TTTGTCGTTAGTAAAATAAAATCCTGGCTCTCCTGCTCCGGATTCTTTTACCCTCTCCCATATACTCATGAAGAAGTCTTTTGTTATTCTGTGTCTCATTAGGACAACTGAGTTGTTTGCCCTTCCTCTTTGTGGATTTGTTTCCCACCAATTCCCCACTTTTGCGGCGAGCATTTCGTCGTCGTCGGCACTAAAAAGAGAAATAAGAGCAGCGCGACGAATGCCACCGGCAAGTACAGCATCCGCAATATGGCATATAATATCATGTACTTCAATAGTTGTGAGCTTGTCACCATTCTCTTTCTCATCTAGTATTCCTTTGACTTTTACCAGGCACTCACGCAAGGGCTGTGGTCCGGGTGCCTTGCCTCCAGATGTAATAAGCATGCTTCCCTTTGGTCTAATATCTGAAAAATCAAATCTCAAATCTGACATGCCTTCGAAGTAGCTTCTCATCAAAACCTTGATAGAGTCTGCCCAGCCCTCAATCGAATCGCCAATTAAATAGCGTCGTGTTCTTTTTTTGTTCGGCTTGCGGATCTCAGGCAATTTTTCAACATGATGTTTCTGGACTGAGTATCCTACGCCTGTGCCTCCGAGGAGCAAGAACATTGTCTCACTAAATGACCTCCAATCATCAATTGGTAAAAAGGCGCAGTTATATATTCTGTTTGGAGCGACTTCGACTGGCTTACCAGCAAATTGCATAGAGCGCATCGACGGGAGCACTTTTCTGTCGTATACAAATTTGTAGTTTGCTTCAATCTCATTTTTCAATTCTGGATATTTCTTAAGATGCATCTTTTTGTTTCTTGTGACCAGCTCTTGCCATGTCTCTCTTCTATTCTTCTTTGGCAAATATCTTGCGTACTTCATATACACTGTTATGTCTGACAAAATTTTTGATGCTGTTTCCATTAATCTATGCTCCTTTTGCTTGATTTCTAAAATTCTTATACTTTTCCCTCATTGCATCAGCCTGCTCTTTTGGAGATTTCTCCCTTAAAAGCTCAACAGCGTCTTCATCTTGTTCAAATACTTTAATTTTGACGTTCGATGGGTCCATAAAGATTGGGTAAACTAATCCATCAAACCCGTTTCTATTCTTTGCGATGAAAAGGCGTCCAGTGTTTGCATTCTTGTCCTTAATCGTTCGCGAAATTGAAAATATAAAATCTGCTACAAAGCATTTGCTGAAGGCTTCTGAAATTGATTCCATTGTTATAACTTCTGCATTTAATCCTGATCTATTAGTCTGTGAGGCTGTCCACACCGGACAATCATGTTCTTGTGCTAAAGCCCTTAGACTCTCATAAATAGACTCCAACTCTTGCCTTTTCTCTTTATAATTTGTAGAGGGCTTGAGCAAATCGGCGTAATCCACTAGAATTACATCGATTTTTTGATTTCTTTTTTTTAATTTTTCTAGATGAGAAGCCAAAACATTTACTGAAGCTGAGCGAGTTGGATACTCTTTGATGACCAAAGAACCTTCAACATCTTTAACTTTCTCAAAAACTAGGTCCTTCATTGATGTGAGATCAGACAGCCTAACTCCGCTGATACAACTGTCGTATCTCTGCCCAGTTACTGCCTCTGAAAGCTCCAAAGTGTAGTGCACAACGTTCTTTCCGTCTTTAACAGCCTGCGCACCGAGGTGAGCCAAGACCATAGATTTTCCGGCGCCTGTAGGTGCGATTACAACACCCAGTTCGCCTTTTCCTAGACCATTCTTTGTTATATCATCAATAATCTTCCATCCAGTCGAAACTGGGTTGCGAGCATGATGAACATAACGAAGTTCAAAATCTTTCTTATAGTCATGACCGTGGTTGTTATCAATGCCAAGCTTCATAGCTTCATCGATAACGTTCTTTATCTCATCATATGATGACGTTTGCAAGAGACCGATTGATTTTAGAATGGCACCCTTAAGGTTTTGTTTCTTACAAAAGTCGAGAGACGTATCTTTAATATATTCTTTGCCCTCGACTGATTTAACCATAGTCCTAGCAAAAAAGTCTCTTACTTGTTTCTGGATTGCATCATTCTCGTCATCCATTTCAGTTCGTAAAACCGAAGCCATAATTTTTGTTGTCGGATGCACACCATATTTGTTGCGATATTCCAAAATCTTGCTAACAAAAATATTCAAATACTTGATCTCAAAGAATTTTACATTTAGTACTTCTTCGATTTGATCCGCAAATGGACGATCTTCTAATATTAATTGTGCAAGTGTTTCTTGGAAGCTTTTGCCGTATTTCGAAAAGCTAACTTGTTCTTCTTTCATCTCATCCCTTTACGTGTAATATAAGGTCAATTTGTTCTTTGGTCAACAATTATTTTGTTGAAGAACGCAAATAATTCATGAAAATTGATTTCTCCAAAACCATCTTGTGTCATCATCTTGATTGTCTCTGTCTTATTGAAGGCAAAAGTGACATTTTCAATGGTTTCATGAATTACTTTTTTCGCAGTGATATCCAGCATTGGTGCATAAAGCTGCATCATTTTGTAATTTCTTTTAAGAATGTCTGAGTTGTCTACAACATTCTCATATGCTTTTAATTTTCTTTCCTTGAGTTGTATTTTACAGTGTTCCAATATATCCGTGAGTGTCGAAGGTTTTGCCTCTGATAAAAATGGAAATCTCTTATATGCTGTGGCAAGACCAATGCCACCGACGCCTTCTAGATTATCACTTTTATCTCCAACCATCGCTCTAGCTATTGCAAAGTTGTTAGGATGAATATTAAAATCTTTCAACAAATTATTCATATTCAAAACTTGTTTTTGTACCGGACGGTAGATAACAGTTTTCTCATCTAAAAGCTGGTAGAAATCTTTGTCACTTGATACGATAACCTTTTGCCAATCTTCGTAATATTTGTGTCGCGCCAAATAAGCAATAACATCATCAGCCTCGACGCCAGAAAACATAAATTGTATCAGAGGCATTTCATTAAAATATTCTGTAAGGCGCTGCAGTTGCCAAGTCTTGTTTGTCTTCTCTTCAGACTCAGTTAACACTCGGGCGCCCCGATTGAGCCTGGGTGGTTTGCGACCATCTTTGTATCCCTTGCTCATGATTTTTCGTTTAGATGACCCTCCAGGTCCATCCCAACATATAACAACCTGATCTGGTTTTGTTTCGCGTATAATCTTTTGTAGCGATTTGATTACCCCTTTTAGTCCGCCAATCGGTTGTCCATTGGTGGATAGAGATGGGTCTACAATATACGAACGGAAAAATAGATTCAACTGATCTATAATCAACAATCTTTTAGTCTTCATTTTTTACCTTTTAAAATAGGAAGGCATTTGTGACTTTATTCTTTGGGCATGTTTTTTTCTTTGCATTCTTTGATCATACCCTTCAATGTTTTTCATATGAAATCCGTAAACACCCTGCAGGCTTAAAACTTTATTCACAAGCAACTTGGTGTATCCATCTAATCCATAATCAATCGGTATAAACTTCATTCTCAGAACGGAAACCTCTTTTTGATCAGAAACAGATTTTGCAGCTTCTGCAACGTTGACAATTGTTACTCCTGCGATTGCTCTGATCATAGTTAGGACGTCTGTAAAGTTTTCTTTCTTGGATGTTTGTAAAACACATTCAGCCTCGTAGACTGATTTTTCTATTTGCTCTTTGATTAAGCTTTTCAGGTTGTTCTTAGACATATTAAAACCTCTTAACCTTAATTAGTATACGTGGTTAATAAAAAGGCTTTCGCGCCTAAGAAAATTGTGACGCGAAAGCCAAAACATAAGAGGGTTCCTTATGTAGAAGTTACTTGTTCCGTTTTTCTTTCATATTTGAGAACAATTTCTTCATGCATCAACTCTAACACTCTTTTTTGGAATTGTTCACTACTTTTTAATTTTTCAAGCCAATTTTTTGATTGAAATTTCTGAGAAGTGCCATCTTCAAAGTGAAGAGTGTACCATGCGCCGGATTGAGTTAAATTGTCTGAGTCTGTCAGAGCTTCCAGCCAACTTTCTTCATCCCTCACACCAACATCGCCGGCAAACATAATTTTAAAATGACACCTGCGACCTGAAGTACCAAAGCGAGATTTTTCAAGTTTAACCTGCACCTGATATCCAACACGATCATCTCCATCCATAATAAACGAAGACTTTGCTTTTCGACCAGTCAGCCAAATACGTAGCGAGTACGCATAGTGCATTGCCTTTCCTCCAGGAGTGACATATGGTGTTGTCATGATCTCCATTCTTTGTGCAGGATTTGATGCAATATTCGTTTTTAGCTGATTTAAAACCAAAAATGTCGATTGTGTGTTGGCAATAGGCACAGTTAACTTAGACATCCCCTTGGCTAGGATTCTAGCCTTGACAGCCATTGAAGATTGCGGATTAAAGTCTCCTTCCACATCTGTTATAGCTGGCGTTAAGGCTAGAGAGTCCCATATGAATAACATCTGACTGTCGTTTGAGCCTAGTAACTCTTCAATAGTTTCTAAGACAAATTCAACACTCGATGCTTGAACATAAAGAAACCTCTCTAAATCAATTCCCAATCGAGACAATAAACTTGGATCAATGGCTGACTCTGAATCAAAGTATACAACATCAATGCCCATTGCTTGAGCATTCGCTGCCACCTCTGCAGCCATCCATGATTTACCTGCACCCTCAAGACCAGCGATTTCTGTAATTTTACCTACCGGAATCCCAGCTTTCTTGCCTCTGCAGATAATACTATCCAACCACGTTGAGCCAGTTGGAATCCATTGTTTTACCTCAGTTGGGTTTTCTTCTCTTAGATCATGAGCGACTTCTAATCCTGCCTTCCTATTGATAAGATTTCGCATGTCGTCCATGCTAAGTTTTCCTAATTTTTTAGCTTTCCTTGCCATGTTCCCTCCAAATGTTATTTATTCTATTCATCATATTCAATGATTTCAATCTCAAAAGTTAGTTCCTCTCCAGCGAGCGGATGATTGTGATCAAGGATTACCGACTCATCCGACTCAGAAATAATCTTCGCGACGAGCGGCTGACCTGTCGGGGTTTGACCTTGCACGGTACTACCAATTTCAAAACTAAACCCCGGAGGAAACGCCGTTTTGGGTGCCTCATGAATGGCTTCTGGATTGACCTCGCCATATGCTTCAGAGGGTTTTAGGGTAAAAGTTTTTACCTCGCCAAGACCCATTCCGTGCACAGCATTATCGAAGCCTTTAATAACCTGACCAGATCCGACTTCAAATTCTAGAGGGGTGCCCCTGTTTTTGGAATTGTCAAACTCAGTTCCGTCAGTTAATGTGCCTTTATAATGGACCTTCACATTATGTCCCTCTTTAATTAAACTCATGTTTTTTCCTTATATTTGTGAGTTGAGGCACCTGTGTCCCGTGCCTCCCTGCGGCTTATTTTGTTTACTTCTATAATATAGCAACATTTTATTAATAGTCGAGGAAATTTTTAACCCCAAGGATCCCCTGACATTTTTAAGCTAGATGCCATTTTCTGCGATTCGTATTTAAAACGCATTTTCATAATTCTTTTTTCTCCGGCTTTAATTCCAATAGAGTCGCTTCCAACCGAAACAACTTGAATTGGTTCCGACATTAATGCTTTGTATTTTTCATTTTTTATTGGATCGTCAATTGAAGCGGTATATCCTTTCTTTGCAGTTCCACGACCCGTGACCTTAATATAATATGGATAATTATTGCCAGCGTCCATCCAATAATCAACAATGTGCTTTCTTATGTCTTCCTCTTGCATCTCTTGCATGTGAGCATACAAGCGTCCTCTCAGCATTGCTAGAATCTCTCTTCCTATCTCATCAGCTTTTTGTTTGATAAGGAGGTTGGCAGGGTCGCGAAGAAACATTTTTCTTTGTTTTGCAGCTGATACTAATCCATATTGCTGAATGAATTCAGATACGCGCTCTTTTATGAGGCTATTTAAATCTATGCCGAGCGCATCGCCAATGGGGCGGACACCAGGATTTTTAAAGCCAATGTCAGCTTTGCTTTTTGTTGATTTAGCAGAGATTCCCAAAAAATCACCACTTTCAAATTGCAATAAGACATCAGTAGGATTGCCGGGTGAAGCTGATTTTCCTACTGCTGATGAGAGCACGCCCGGACGAGCGGTCCACCAAGTCTTTGTAATACGACCATCCCAATCATTCTCTTTTGCCCAAGACAAAATTTCTTCGTGCATTGCTTTGGCGCGATCTGCTTGTTCAGTATATTCCTCTGGAGTGATCTGAGATTTTCTTGCCTCTAGTGCTGTTTGTGCTTCCTGTGCATTGCCAACGTTGCTCCAATCATATCCGGCAGCAATGAACGCAAACATAATTTCATTGATATCTGCTCCGAGCGTATTTTTAGATTCTGACATTCTTCTATTAAATTTTTCAATAATCTTTTTCATCTTTAATTCCCTATGATAATAATCTCTGAACTTTTGCCCATTTTCTTCTTTTCTTTTACTTTCTTTGACTTGACGTTTTTCATACCGTAAGTCCATGATACTTCTTTTATTTCATAGTCTCGATAGAGATGTCTTATTTCCTCGCAGTCATTGTAAGATAATATCCAATTCTTTTTCTTTCTTAGTTCGGAAAATAGCGAAAGATGGGGAAAAAACTCATGCATGTCGCCCAGGTCGCCATATAGTCTACCTCTCGCTCCAGTTAAAAAGTAAGGCGGATCTAAATAAAAGAAACAATCGTGCTTCTTTATCGAATCTTTAAAGTCCGCGTATTTTACTTTAAGGTTGGGTGCTTTAAAGTTTTTCACATACTCAATCTGGCTATCTGTAAAGCGAGCATATGACGCTCTTTCGGAAAAACCACCTGAAAAAGTAGCACCGGAGAAGCTGCTGCGATTGATTGCATATACTTTAGCCGCTACATCAAAATTAAACTTGTGTTTTTTTTGAAGAGCAAAGAGCACTTCTTCTCTTATTCTCTTGAAGTTCTCTTCTGTAAGCCCTCTTTTTTTTATCTCCTTCTCTTCATGCTTGTATTTATTTAATGTTCTGTATGAATCAGCTATATTCGCTAGCTTTTTTGAGTCTTTTAACAGAGCCTGCCATAACCACACAATTGGCTTAAACCCATCATAACCGTGCACCTTGACGCCTTTCTCTGCCAAGGTTAATTCAACAGAACCACCCCCAAGAAAGGGGGAGCATAGCTCCCCACAATCTTTAGGGATGAACTCCAATATCGTTTTCACGGCGCGGGTTTTGCCGCCTGGATATCTTAACGGAGATTTCATTATTACCCAAGAAACTCAGCAAACGCATCGTCAACAGAAGTTGCTTGATCAGACTCAGACTCATACTTCGTCGTTTCTGTTGAATTTTCTTCTGCGTTGTCATCACCAAGCAAAAACTCATCAAGCATATTCTGAACTTGGTCAGGCGTCTTTCGCTCAAAAAGTTCAACAAAATCAGGTACTTGGTCAAGTAGTTCTTTTGTTTCTTTCTTAGTTTTTGCCAAGCCAGACGAGCGACGACGTGGCGTAATGCTAGTCTGAGGGAATTGTGCTCCCGGTGGTTTACCATAAGTAATCACCAAGTCTGTGCCTTCTTCTGTGTCGGTGATATCACCATAATCTGGATTAAGCACAAGACTCAAAAGCTCCTGATAAGCCATCTTACCAAACCCCCAGACGCGAACGCCTTGATCTTCCTCACCTCGAACAACAACTGGTGTGAAAAAGCGCTGTCGTGCCATTAGATTCTTTGCCATCTTAACACTATCCTCTGTGCCTTCATTAAAAAGACTTCGAACAAAACTGTCCAACGGATCGTCTTCACCAAAGTTTCTCTTTGGGCTCAAGAACGGGTCACCATCTTCGGTCGGAACGATGCGAATTGTGGTTTCCCCATCTTGTGGTCGCCAGAAGTTGTTTTTATTATTCCCTTGTCCACGGTTTTGTAAAGCATTAAGCTTATCTCTCATTTTTTTCATGTCAATAGACATATTATTACTCCTTTATTATAGTCATTCAGCTAATCTCCTGAATGCTAGTTGAAATTAATATAGTTACTTATTCTTTTGAGTCAAGGTTTTTTTGCCCTTGAACCAAAGTCGCGCTGGCAGTCATATAAACATAATCTTCTTCATAGTCTGTTG